GCGTTCCATTGCCGGAATTGCACGTTCTGCCGCCTCACGCAGTGCCTGATAGTCAATCTTGTTCACTGGTTGTCTCCCTTGCAGGGCTTTCGAATGTATCAAACTCAAACAACTTAACCACGTCATCAAACAGGACATAATCGCCATCAGGATCTTCAGTCATGTCAGCGCCACACTCCTGACCGAACGAGTCACAACCATCCATATCAAGCTCGTATCGCTTCAGGTTTGCGATATTTGATAAATTCAGCGCCAGTACAGCTAGGGCATAAACCTCTTCGGCGGTATACCCTGCGCCATGCCCATACATTTCAATGCGGGATATGATTTCTTCTACCCGTTGTTTTGTGATCGTCATTTTTGCTCACCTCCATGTTCTTCCAGAAAAATACGCATAGCCTCAAGCATCTCTTCGGTGTCATACGGAGACAGCTTGTCACGCAGGATGTGTTCAATGCTGTTAATGAACTTTCGGATTGCTTTGCGTTCAATTTCAGTCAGGAAAGCATCGGTGGCTGGGGTGTCTGATTGCAGAGACTTTGCGCGATAGTCATTCCACCCTCTTGCATACATGGGATTAACTCGCACTCCATCTTTTACGCAATATGCCTGCCCTCCACGGTTGATAACCTTGATTTCGTCCATAGCGCCAGACTTCAGCCCCGCATTCTCTGCCGCCAGCGCATTAGCACGCACCAGTTGCACTTCCAGTTGCGTTGCCAAATCGCTGATCAGCTTTGCCACACTGCGCATATCAACGGCACCACATTCTGCTTTCAGTTCCGAAGCCATCTCATGCCCGGCGGCAACTAACCCTTTGATATTACTTTCCATCTTTACCCTCGCTTATCCACATAACTTATTGATTACATTGATAACTAAAAAGATCGTCGATTCAGAACTCTTCGATGTTCCAGCCACCACCTGCTTTCTTTGGTTTAACCGTTACCCCGATGATTCGGAACGGATACTGATCTGCGGCGACTTTGGTTTTCACCCTGGCGTCGTCGGTCCAGAAACCTTTCACTTCGTGCAGTTCCATCTCTCCGGTGGCGAGCATCACAGCGAAATCTGGCGTATAGAACGTGTTGTCAGCTAACCGCAGCTTGATACCCTCGAATCGATACCAGGCGATTTCCCCTGCACGTTTACGCAGCTCAAGGTGCTGGCAATACGCAGATTCAGTTTTGTTCATCTGGCCTGTTTTGAGTCGACCAAGAGCCTGTATCTGTTTTCTCATGATTTACCTCTGAGGTAATTAAAAACCACATAAGACATGAAATCAATAGAGTTTATAATATTTTGTTACCTAACAGGTAATTATCGAGGCGTAAAAAAATGCGCTATCGCGCTGGTATTACTTGATAAATCCTGCCGCCTTTCCCCGCCTGTATTCCTCCATCAGCCACTGCGCCGGTGTTATTCCCCCAAGGGTGGCGGCGTTAGGCATGCACCCGAAACTTCGCCCTGGTGGATGGTAAACGTCTCTCCCTGTGTCCGGAGGTGTACTCATGGGCTCTGGCTTTGCCTGTATGCTGATCACCGGATCGGGTATCTGCTGTCCGGAAGCCACCTTTTTCGCCCAATCATCGAGCAGCCTGCGCGCGTGTTTCTCAACCTCACTCTCGCTAAGCTGGCGCTGATACATTGCACGACGGGTATCACATACGACCCAGTACATAACCGGATGCCGCCACGGGAATCTTTCGGGACCACCAGGATATAAACTTTTTTCCTTGCTGTACCGGTGAAACTCCGCCATCACATCGTCAATGGTGACGCCAAGAACCATCTTGCTGTCTTTGCACCACTTGATGAATTGCCCTGGCGACGGCCAGAACGGAGATTCACTGGCGCGGGCGTGGCGCATACCAGCGTTAACCTGTTCCATTGTAGTGATCCCATTCTCCAGAAACGCAAGCATCCATTGCTTACGGAATTCATTAAGTTTGTTCTGCTCCCTTATGGTCGAAACGCTTGCAGGAAATGCAGCCTGTAACTGGACAAATAGTTCATTGAAAATTCTAGCAACCTGCTCCTTTTTGCCATTGCTGTCACGCCGCTCTTCATGCACAGCAACACCATGCTCACGTAAGCGATCGTACTCATTGAGAAGTTCTGGAGTTGATTTCATCCCACACCCCTTCTATCCAGTCAGTGTTATTCCAGTCAAGCTCATCGCTTTTCCCGGCATTTTTTGATTTTCCCCTGATATGATTTACGTGCCTGGCGAATTTTTGTTCCCACTGAACCTGCGTGAACACTTTGCCCTCAGCCATCCAGTAATCCCGGAATGCAGCAAGTTCAGCAGGTGTAAATTCCGGTTCCGGCAGGGCCGTTCCCCACAGCGCAGCACGCCGCCGAAAATCTGGCGACGGTAGCCAGCCATCTGTCATCGGAAATTTCCCGATGGGTTCACTCAGGCCATCCAGAAATTCAGGTTCTGCCACCTGCAACGGCGTACTGTTCGCTTCACTGGTCGGAGCACCCTCGCACACGTGCGCTATGTGTGGGGTTTTATATATATCTTCCTCTTCCTCTGGTAACTCCTTTTGTAACGCTGTTGGCGTTACTTTTTGCGTTACTCGTTTTCGATGCTCTGCCACTCTTCTATTCGTAAGTGCACGTTTTTTCGATGATTCTCCATTATGTCGCTCAAAGTTTGGAAGAATTAGTTTGCCGTCATGATAAGCAAGCCATCCGACGCTAATGAGGGCGTCAGCAAATCCTGTAATAAAAGCGAGTCTATCAAGTACTCCTTTTGTAACGCTGCCAGCGTTACCGTCTATTGTTTGCTGGTCAGCCCATGCCCATATACGAACCAGCTTTCCAAGAACAGCATCTGGATCAATACCCAGAATTTCTGCTATCTGAAAAATTTCAGGTTTATCAGGAGTGATAACTTCAACCTTAATCCAGCTGCTTGCCATAGGTTTCCCCTCTTGCACTCTTTAGTGCACAAGCAAATTCATTACGATGGCGGTTGGCGCTATTCATTGCACATTCAACACATGTTCCGTTCAGAACATACCTTTCAGAGAGATGGCCGTGACGGCACCGCTTTCCTGTGAAATAGCGATTTAACCCGGCTTTTGCGGCCTCCATTCTGGTTACTATCTTCAATTTTTCCGCCCCTTTTTGTTATTGATATTGGCTATTTTGCACAATTGGAAAATTTGATCAACCAGATTTGGTTTTTTATTACCTTTGAGGTACGAATAGATATGAAAAGACCGCCGGGTGGCGGTCTACAGAGGGTTGTAGCTGGATATCATGAGTAGAAGAAGTATGCCAGTTCTGCTTTTGAGCGCAGCCATTGTCTTGTTTTACAGGCTTTAAAAAGCCCATTCATCAATACCTTACCTGGCATTTTGCGCTTACCTGTTAAGTGAGTCTGGATATAGTGACTCGTCGTTCCGGCTTCCTGTGCGAAGGCTTCACGCTCATCCGGAGTAAGTGCAAGCCAGTGCTTTTTGAAATCGAAATGTCCGTTATCGCTCATAGCTATTGCCTGATATTTATTTCAGATAATAAATATTCACCCATAAGGTAACAAAAATCAAGGATAGTTACCTATGGGGTGCATTTACCTGTTGGGTAATATTGCTTTAAATTGAATCATCTACTGATTCATATATGAGGCGATTTCCCAGAAAATGAAAAGTATCCAGGACGTCCGCAGGCAAAATCTCAACGACTTGATCGACCGTGAATTCAATGGTGTTCAGACGCGGATGGCTGAAAAACTTGGAACTCAGGCAAATCTGGTAAACCGCTGGGCTCTTGGCAAGAAGGTTATCGGCGACCAGGTTGCACGAAAAATTGAAGCTGCCGCCAATAAACCCCGTAACTGGCTTGATATTGATCGCTCGCTTTCTCAGGAGGGTTTTCAGCCTGTCGGCCCGAGCGATATAGGTCAGCTGGCGGCTCACAACCTGGAACGCTGGATGAGCGAAAGCCGCGACCTTTCAACGCAGGGAAAACTACACCGCGCATCCGGCGTCGCCCAGGTGACAATCAGCCGCCTGTTAAACAATGAGGTCAGCGTTTCCATTTCCACCCTGGAGAATGTTGCATCCGCATTCGGGCGTCACGGCTATGAATTACTGATTCACCCGCACGACCCTGCGACCATCAACTATGATCGCTCGCGCTACGCATTGTTACCCGAAACCGAGAAAGCAAAGATCGAAAGTTACATTGAATTTGTCATCAACCAGAACGAAAAAAACAAACAATAAAATCATATTTTTCAGTAAGTAAGCCGCCTTCTGGCGGCTTTTTTATTGCCTATACGATTACCTAACGGGTAATTTTTTTAACTCATATCTATTGACATCAAACCAGATACGCATAATCATTACCTAAACGGTAACAGACCGAGGTAACAAGTTATGCAGTGGAAAATCATCAACGGTTGGTACTGCGTTACTGCATGCGGATTCATGAGCTGGAAGTTCCGCACCTTACAGGAAGGCATTAAGTGGGCTTTCGTCAGCAAAGAAGCTCGCGATGTGGCAAACGATAACGAGATATGGGAGGAGGTTAGCAAATGAGTGAATTATCAATCATCGAAATCACACCAGATATGGCACCAAGAATTTACGTTGAAAAAGGACTAGAAAAGTTTCTCGAGCAGATCCGCGAAGGTGTTAATGAAGTGCCTGACATTAGCACAGACAAAGGAAGAAAGCGCATTGCATCTCTGGCTGCGAAGGTTTCAAGAAGTAAAACAGCGGTAGAAAAACCAGGACGTGATTATCTGAAACGCCTGAAAGAACAGCCGAAAGTAGTTGAAGCAGAGTTGCGACGCTTCGTAACCGAATGCGATCGGCTTCGTGATGAAGTACGCCGCCCACTCACCGAGTGGGAAAATGCTGAGAAATTACGCACTGAAGCACTGCAACAACGCCTGACAAATTTGCGAGCACTGGCTGACGTGATCGATCTCTCCGGAAACTACTTGCCATCATCTGATATTCAGGAACGAATTCAAGAGGCTAAATCAGTAGCACTTGATGAAAGTTGGCAGGAGTACGCAGCAGAAGCTGGAGTAGCCAAGGATTCAACCATCCAGAAACTGGAAGAATCACTCGCAGTAGCTCAAAAACGCGAGCATGAAGCCGCTGAGCTGGAGCGACTTCGCAAAGAAGCGGAGGAAAAAGCGCGCATTGAGCGAGAAGAGAATATCCGCCGGGAAGCTGCTGAACAGGCCAGGCTCGAAGCTGAACAAAAAGCGAAAGCTGAAATTGATGCTGCGGCACGCCTGGCGGCGGAAGAAAAAGCACGTGCTGAAGTAGCAGAACGTCAGCGAATTGAAGCAGAGCAGCGTGCACGACGCGAAAAAGAAGAAGCCGTTGCCGAGGAACGCCGACGCCAAGAGGCGGAAGAAAAAGCCCGCCTTGACGAACAGAAGCGTATCGCCGACGAAGAAGCGCGCCGAGCTGCAGATAAAGAGCATCGCCGTACCGTTAACCGCAGAGTAATCGCAGATCTGATAGCCCAAGGCATTCCCGAAGAATTCGCGCAGAAAGCAATGTTGGCTATCGCTGGCGGCAAAGTGCAGGACGCGTATATCAAATATTGAGGTGGGTATGAACGTTAATCAGCAGAAAAATCTTCAAAAAATCATGCTGGCATTCGACAAGGACTACCGCCTGTCAGAACAGCTATATGACCGACAAGTTGAACTGATCGATAGCATCCGGCTTCATCAACTGGCCTCAACTTTTGACGCTGTAACAGGCAAAGGAGTTCGCCAGGAAGTGCTGGAGGCTGCTAAAGACAGCCCTGAGTTCGAAGAACTGACAGATTCCTACCGGCGCGAGGCAATGGCAATTATCGCCCGCTGGGATCTGGCGGATCGGATTGATGGGCAGAGGGAAGCGGCATGATGCAGAACGCTGGAATCATGGATAGAACAAAATACATCGGAGGAAGCGATGTTGCAGGGATTCTTGGAATTAGCCCATGGCGCACCCCGCTTGAGGTTTATCTGGATAAGGTCCAGCCACGTGTCAAACCAGTAGACCCAAGCAAGCAGAAAGTTTTCACGCGTGGCCAGCGTATGGAGCCATACGTAATAGACCTGCTTTCTGAGGAAACAGGGATGGAAATCGTTCATCGCGGAAACCGCTATATCCACCGTGATTACGATTTTATTGCAGCTGAGATCGATGCAGAAGCAGCGTCAGGCGAGAACATTGAGATCAAAACAGTTAGTCCGTTCAAAGCCAAAGAATGGGGAGAAATCCAGACAGATGCAATTCCTGTGCATTACACGGCCCAGGCCATGCACGGGTTGATGGTTACAAACAAACAGGTATGCGTTTTCGGTGTGCTTATCGGTGGCGACGACTTCCGAATCTATCGGGTTGAGCGTGATGAAGAAACTATCCAGGCGATCTTAGAAAAAGAAATCGCTTTCTGGGACCGAGTGAAAAATCTTAACCCGCCGGAAGCTACCAGCGTAAGCGATGTATCGCTGATGTTTGAGAAAGATGCCGGGACAAGTATCGAGGCTGACGGAAAGGCACTCGCACTATTCAACGATCTACGAGACATGAAGTCACGCAGAAAATCACTGGAAGAAGAAATAGCTATATCAGAAGAGAAGCTGAAGATGTACATGCAAGAGCACTCAGTCCTGACCCTGGACGGAAAGCCGCTCTGCACATGGAAATCTCAGATCAGCAACAGATTCGACCAGAAGCTATTCCAGTCAGTACACCCTGAGTTATTCGAAAAATTCAAAACAACAACGACACAACGCGTCTTCAGAATGAAGTAAGGAGAAAAAATGTCTATCAATGCACTTAAGGCAGCGGCTACCGGTAACCAAGTTGCACATCATAATGAGAAACTAACAACTCTGGCCGGACTTCTGGCAGACCCAAAAATTAAAGCTCAGATGGCTTTGGCACTTCCAAAGCACATGACAGCAGACCGTCTGGCGCGCATAGCAACCACAGAGATCCGAAAGGTTCCAAAACTTGCATCATGCGACCAAGCCAGCTTCCTGGGGGCAATTATGCAATGTGCCCAATTGGGTCTTGAACCAGGCGGAGCTCTTGGACACGCTTACCTGATACCGTTCGACAAACGCCAGAAAGTAAATGGAAGATGGGAAACCGTATCTACAGAAGCACAGCTGATTATCGGCTATCGCGGAATGATTGACCTTGCCCGCCGCTCTGGGCAGATCCTGAGTATCTCGGCTCGTACCGTACATACAAACGACAAATTCAGCTACTCATACGGCCTGGAAGAAACGCTCGAGCATTTACCTTGCGAAACAGGTGACCGCGGAGAATTAACGCACGTTTACGCCGTTGCACGACTGAAAGATGGCGGAGTCCAATTTGAAGTTATGAGCCGGGCAGACATTGAGAAAGTTCGTGCACTGAGCAAAGCCGGTAGCAGTGGCCCATGGGTTGATCACTTCGATGAGATGGCTAAAAAAACAGTAATTCGCCGACTATTCAAATATCTTCCTGTTTCTATTGAAATGCAGAAGGCTGTTGTTATGGATGAGCGCGCTGAAGCTGGACTTAGCCAAGATAACGCAGCTGTTATCACTGGTGAATATTCCGTAGTTGACGATGAGCGTCAACACCTGTCGCCAATTTCAGATTCAGAACGAGAAGAAGCTCGAGAATATATCATCGCGATACTTAATAGCCTGGATCCATCTGCTGAAGATGCAAAAACGATGTTCAAGCGCGCTGAAAATGAGATTAACACCATGGCTGAAAAGCTCGGTGATGAATATCACCAAAAATTCATGATGACGCTTAACGATATGCGTCCAGAATTCGAGTAACCACCACCGCGGTGCCACACGCGCCGCACTGCAACCAAGAGAGGTATTTATGAAAGGTGCATTAGGTAAGAAGGAACTCCTGGCGGTGGTGCCACTGTCATGGAGCACTATCGACCGTATGGAGCGCGCAGGGGAATTTCCTAAACGCTGGTATATCACTGACAAACGCTGCGCATGGAACCGTGACGAAGTTGAGCGTTGGCTTGATGAACGTCAGGCAGCAAGCCCGGCAGAGTTCCAGGGTAAAAAACCTCCTGTTCAGCAACGTGTATATCGTCCTGTGAGCAACGCGGCATGAGTGTGCTGCTAAGGCACTGGAGCAAATGGTCAGGATGGTACTTATTCCTGGCCTCTGTTTCAGCATGGCTTTATCTGCTGGCATTAATTTTCAGAGAGGGTTGGATTAAGTGAGAAAGTTAAGCCGACTTGAAAAATATCACATGAACAAGGTTTCAATGCGCAGCCCTTCAAAGGTTGTTGCCGTTACTCCTGCGGCGATAGAGATCGAAAAACGCGCGATTGAAAGAGAGAAAAAAGGGCAATTCCGCATTGCCGCTCACCTTTGGCTTCAGTGTATGGATGTTGCTTCTGGTGATGTTGAACGTGCAAGGATCGCGGTTCGCAGGGACCAATGTATCACAAAAGGTAACGGCCTTCGCCGTGGCGACTATAGCGGCATAGGATGTTGTGGGGTGGTTTATGACTAAGAAATACACACTAATCTATGCAGATCCACCCTGGGTATACCGGGACAAAGCCGCAGATGGTAATCGCGGTGCCGGTTTTAAATATCCGGTTATGAGTGTGCTGGATATCTGCCGCCTTCCTGTGTGGGATTTGGCCGATGAAAACTGTCTGTTGGCCATGTGGTGGGTGCCAACACAACCACTCGAAGCACTAAAAGTTGTTGAAGCCTGGGGATTCCGTCTGATGACCATGAAGGGCTTCACGTGGATAAAATGTGGTAGTCGACAACCAGATAAACTGGTTATGGGTATGGGACACATGACTCGCGCCAATAGTGAAGATTGCCTGTTTGCGGTAAAGGGAAAACTACCTACGCGCATTAATGCAGGGATCGTTCAGTCATTTACCGCACCGCGGCTTGAGCATTCAAGAAAGCCAGATATCGTTCGTGAAAAACTTGTGCAATTATTAGGCGATGTTTCTCGCATTGAACTGTTCGCCCGCCAGACGTCTCATGGCTTCGATGTTTGGGGTAATCAGTGCGAAGACCCGGCAGTGCAACTACACCCTGGATACGCGTTGGATATTGGCGGATTAACAAATGCATTCAGCAATGCTCCGCTGTCACCAACAGACAACCAGGGGCGGGAGCGTGCTGCATGAACAGGGCATCACCAGCAGATTTAAGAAAATGCCTTGAAACTGCAAACATGCTTGCACACAGCGGGATCAGGTTTGTTCCAATTCCCGCTGTCACTGATGCTGAATTTGCAACACTGTCAGCAATATTCGAAAACAAAATTGAATCACTGGCAGCAGAAGCAGAGATGGAAGAAAATCAGCAGAACTATTAAACGTTATTCCCCCGCCATCCACTTCTCAAACTTCGACGGGGAGAACGGAATCAGATCCGTATGCTCCCCGTCAATCCATGAATCAATCATATCGGCCCACTGCTGCAACATGTAGGCGCGCTGTCTGGCGTATTCCGCTTTGTTATATACGGCGCGCACACCTTTCTGCTCATGTGCCAGAGCCTTTTCAATCCAGTCTGAAGGATAACCAGCCTCATGCAACAACGTACTGGCTGTACGGCGCATATCATGTACAGTGAAGTCCTGAATATGCTCACCATCTTCATTTATTATTTTCACCGTTCTGTCGATCAGAGAGTTCAGCGCGGCATTAGATAATGGCTTCCGGAAATTGTAACGACCAGGAACCAGATATTCACTTCCACCAGCGCACATCTGCAACCCGACCAATATATCCTGTGCCTGTTTAGGCAGGTAAATAACGTGCGCCCGGCTTCCCTTCATGCGGTCTGGAGGAATTGTCCATGTCCATTTTTTAAAATCTATTTCATCCCACGTTGCATTGGTGAATTCGCCCTTACGAACCATAGTGATAAGCACCAGTTTTAAAGCCATTTTCATAGTGCCCATAGCACCAATGGCATCCAGCGTGCGGAAGAACAGGCCAATTTCTTCTGGTGTCAGTGTTCGCTCTCGTGGTTTAAATATGGCGATAGACGAAGGTTTAATGTCAGCCGCAGGATTAAACAAACCATGACCACGGTCATTGGCGTGACGGTATACGCTACTGATGATCTCCCTGGCCTGCACTGCTGTTGCCCGGCCACCGCGTTCGACAATCCGGTCACACAAATCACGAACCATCGATGTGGTAATTTCAGCCATCATTTTATTGCCAAGAACCGGAAGTATGTCACGGTCGATCACCGCCTGTTTCATTGCGCGGGTACTGTCAGCCAGGATGACGTGTTTCATATAACTGTCGGTATGTACCGCAAACGTCTCGGCACCACGAATCTTTTTGATACCGTCACGTTTAGCCGCAGCCGGTGACTGGCCTGCTTTAAGCAGCTTCTTTGCAGCAATCAGTTCTTCTCGCGCTTCTGCCAGGCTGATACCGTCATGCCCATACTGCCCGATTACCAGTGTTTCGCGGCGACCGTTGATACGGTAGTCATAGCGAAACGAGACCGTGCCTGACGTAAGCACAGCTACATACAGCCCGTCACGATCGGAGACCTTGTACAGTTTGTCCTGCGGCTTGAGGTTTTTTAATTTTGTATCGGTAAGCAC